TCTTTAAGTCTTCTATACCATTCTTGAACCGCCATCGGCAGACGTACTTGGTTATAGAAGCGGTTAGGTAATCCATATCTTGGTCTAAGATAAAGTCTATGACCTCAATATTACCCTGCTTATAATGGTTAGGATTTATGTTATCTTCGTCCACTTCTTAAGCTCCTTAATTTCTTTAGTTGAAAATATTTTAATATCATACTTATCACACCACTGTCGATAAGTAATCTTATTACCCTTGGCAACCTTGGAGTCGGGGCGTGGCATCAAGAAGATTAAAGACTTGCCTTCAAAGTTTAACTGTTCAGCAATTGATTTATACTTCTGTCTGTCACCACTCCTAAAGAACCCTTTGACTTCTATATGATACCTACCCTTAACAAAGTCAGGGGTGTAGTTCTTTCGTATCGTATAGGCAATCCTACAGGGCTCATACTTCCATTCTCTGCCTAGTGCTTCCGCACATTCTTTCTCTAACTTAGACCGAAACTTTGTTGCCATCTCTATCTACCTCTATTACATTAGGTAAGTTCTCAACTTCAACTAAGTACCTCGGTCCATTAGCATATACAAATGTTCTCAGTCCATCCCAACATTCATACTTGTAAGCACAGTAGCTACATCCTACAGGCAACTTCATATTACCTGACTTGCCATCAGGCACAGGTTCGTAGCATCTCTTAGGTGGTTTGCTCAGCTTAACTATATTCTTAATAGCTTTGATACGCTCTACTATCGAGAAGAAGTTTAGCTTAGCCCAGTACCACTGAGATTCGTCAGCCATATCATACTTAAGATAAGTCAGGTGTCCGTTGGTCTTGTCCATAACTAACCAACCTACATCTGTTGTGTTCTCTGCGTGAGCATAGCCTTTGATTTGGTCCACATATCCAAAGGGGTCATCGTTAATTAGAGAACCGTCCTTGAATTTCTTGAACCCATATGGTGACGCTGACTTAACATCAGTAAGTACACCATCAATCTTACAGTCCATTGAACCTTTGATACCTTGTACTTCTACTTGCTTCTGTTCGTGTGTCACATCGTGACCGGCAAGTTTAGTAAGTGCTAGTACCATTTCTTCAATTAAATGACCATAAAGAAACTTGATTCTAGTGTGTGGCATAAGCTCCTCACCCTTGTATCCGTTGTAAGAATACCACAACTGTCTATCTTTCTTGCCTATGTTAGACATACGGAGCTTGCGTTTATCGAACTTGCTCTCTGTGATATTGTTTCTAAGTATCTGTTTGACATTCTCACCGAAGTCATTTATTACTTGTTCTATAGGTACACCATCAGGAATTTCTTTGGTGTCTATCATACGATATATATCGTCTACTAGTGTGTCTGTTGCCACGTTCTACCTACCTTATATTCACCGTCCAATGGACAGTTTAGGTTAAAAGATTTACCTGCTTTGATGATAGCTCCTACCGCTAGACCACCGAAGAAATCAGCTTGGTCATCTCTGACCTCACACTGAAACTCATCGTGCACATTCAGTACAAACTTATAGTCTATGTTGTACTGCTTAGCATATGTATCTAGTAGCACCAACGCTTTCTTCATAACAACTGCACCTGCACTCTGTAGTAGAGTGTTGAGTGCTGAATGTTCTGAGCGTATGTGTAGCTTTCTACCATCTAGTCCTGTTACCCACCCCTTCTTACTGGAGTCTGCAACCTTACTACGCAAGTGTTTTAATGCGGGAGTATTATCAAGAAAGTTCTTCTTAAGTATACGACCACGCTTCGGACCACCTCCTGCTACCTCACCAATCTTACCATCTCCTGCTCCGTAAAGGAAAGCATAGATAAAAGTCTTGGCTTGGTCTCTAGTCTGTAGTCCTGCTGACTTCTGATTAGCACTGTGTATATCACCGTTGAGTATCTCGTTAGTGTATGCTTCATCATTCATATAGTGGGCGAGCATTCTAAGTTCTAGTCCACTAGCATCACAACCTACTAGACTGTAGCCATCAGGCACGGTCCACAGGTTACGACAGTCAGCTCCATAGCCACCCTCAAAACCCCAAAGTATTTTACCATCTTTGTCGTGCTTAGTCGCAGGGACTTGAGCACAATTAGGTTTAGAGTGTGTCATCCTACCGGTAACTGCACCGCAAGGGTTTACTCTTCCGTGTACTCTACCAGTTTCATCATTGATAGCATCAACCCAACTCTTTACCATAGCTATACGCTTGGTCAGTGTCAGATAATCTACAATCAACTGAGCTTCGGGTATCTTGACAGTCTTAAGTACCTTCTCATCTACGATAGGGTTGCCCTTCTCAGTAAATGCTTTGGGTTTCCAGCCAAAGTGCTGGAGGTACTTAGCTATCTGTTGCCTTGAGCCTAAGTTAAACTCGGGGTACTCATAGTATCCCCACTTACTCCTTACACTTTCATCTGTTGCTTCATAGTGAGCACCTTTGTCTAGCTGAGCTTGATACCTTTTAGATATACTACCGTCCTTATTGTGAGTCTTATCACCGGGATGTGGTAAGTCTACCCACACAGGCAGAGGTTTAAATCTCTCGTGCACCTCGTCCTCTATATCTAGCACTTTCTCCTTCATCTCAGCGAGTAGTTCATAAGCACGTTCCTCATTAAGTATCATACCGTTGTCGGTCTGCTCTCTGATGATGTCCGCAGTTCTGTGTTCTATTTCTACTGCGGGAGAATCTTTGTCACCGGTGACAAGATGGTGATACAAGGCTTTAGTTACTCGTACATCTTGCTGACAATACTGTAACATCTCGTGGCTATACTCTTCCCAACCACCTTGATAGTCATCCTTGTAGTTACCTAACCTCTCGCCCCAAGACCTCAGACTGTGCCCACCATCAAGGCTAGGGTTATGTAGTCTAGAAAGTACGAGAGTGTCCCGTAAATTAAAAGACCAATCCATCCCAGTAATCCTACGCAGAACAGGAACATCAAAGTTAATAATGTTGTGTCCCACAAGAGTGTCGACATTCTCTGATGCCAACCATTTTCGAAAAAGTCCATTGGCTTCTCCTCCTATAAAATTGTAAACAGTAGACTCACCATTATCAAGCATCGCACAAATGCAATGTACTTTGGTAGCGTTGAGTCCATCAGTTTCTATGTCAAAAAAAGCTGTGTTCATCATCTACCTCCGTCAATCTTCCGGTGTCACTGTCATACTGTAGCTTACAAGCGGGACCAGTCAGACCTGAGAACCTATTCTTTATAACCCGTAGTGTTGTTTGGTTACGAATGATAGGGTCATCGTCCTGTTGGTTACGCTCCAAGCCTATTACAATGTCAGACAACTGAGCAATTGCTGCGGAACCTCTAAGCTCTGATAAGCTCACCTGTCCACCTTCTTCGTGAGCCCTACCTTGAGGTCTCCTAAGATGAGATATAAGGAATAAGCCTACGCCAGTCTCCTGTACTATCTTGCGGAGCTTAGTCATAATGGCATCAATCGCCTTACGCTCGTCAGCTATACCGTCTTGGTCACTGACTACGATAGACAAGTGGTCCAATACAATCCACTGACAATCATAGGATTTAGCATACGTTCTAATCACATTAAGTAGTGAGTCCTCAGACATACTACCGAAGTGGTCATAGAAGAATACATTCTTGTCGCCTACTGACTTCTGCCACAGTGCTTTCTTGTCCGCATCACTCAGCTCTCTTTCGTACTGAGGTATGTGGATAGGAGCATTGGCTTCGATAGACATCAGACCCTTAACAGTACGCTCGATAGATTCTTCCAAGTGAATGATAGCTAGGTTGTCCTCAGTGTTGTTCAGTATGTAAGACTCCAGTTCCTTAACGACACTGGTCTTGCCCATACCTGAGCCACTGGTGATAGTTACTAGCTCTTTCGCTCTGAATCCATAAGTCAAAGTGTTAAGACCTTGCCACGGATAGTCAACAGTAAGTAAGTTCTCATCCTTAAGTAGATGTTCCCAAGTGTCCTTACCTCTGATGATACCTGCAGGAGTATAAGACTCAGCAGACCACCAAGCATTGGTAAACTCTTTGACCTTTCCGTTCACTAGCATATCACTAGCGTCCTTCATAGGTAGCTTACAAACCTTGAGCTTGCCGACAGATATAATATCTTGACAGGCTTTGACCGCATCGAACCCGGCTTGGTCTTGGTCGAAACAAAGCACTACATTATCAAAAGACTCTATGTATTCTAAATTGTCTTTGATATCTCGTGACGCAGAAGACGCCCCATTCTTGAGGGAGACCACCTGCCACTTGCCATCGAACATTTCTGAAATCGAGAGGGCGTCAATTTCGCCTTCACAGATAGTCAGATACTTACCACCGGAGCGGTTAGCATTCTGTCCGAATAGCCCGGAGCCTTTGTTCGTTCCAATAATCTGAAACTCTTTAGTTGCGACAGTTCTCTCTTTATAGCCGAGGAGCCTATTGCTCTCGTTAGAGTCGTAGTATGGATAGTAATGTTTCTCTATCTGACCGGTCTTGTCGTAACTAACAGTGACACCAAACTTAGATGTTATGTTAGATGATATGCGTCTGTCCTTAATTGACGCATTAGCCACACCTCTCGGTGTAATTGTTTGCATAAATGTTTCCTCCTCATAATGTTTGTCACCGGTGACACTTTTCTCATAGTGACCACAGGCATTACAATAACCGTGACCATCAGAATAGATAGCTAGGTTATCACCTGCTCTGTCCCCACCTGTATCTCTACAGGCAGGGCAGGGCTTGTGTTCTACAAACGTAGAGGGGTTATGCGAAGAACTCACTAGTCTCAGCATCCTGTGATTTGTACCCTTCGGTACGCTTCAATACTTTAACTGCAGTGAGGTAGGTTGCGACACCGTGTTGAGGGTGCTCGTTTCCTGCTTTCCAAAGTACCTGTACTTCTGACTCTGCTCCGAAATCGTGACCGATTGCTTCACCGTCGCCAGTCTTCACCATCTCAAAAGACAATGGATACTTGGTAGAGAACTTTCGTGCCTTGTAAGACCCTCCGTCCTCTGTCTGAATAGTGCGGACCTTAACACCTGCTGACTCTAGTGCTTTGGCTTCTTTGTCATCAACAGCGACAGTAAGTGTGTACTTACCAGTATCCTCACCGTTGAATTTTTCTGTACTGTCTAGATAGACATACTTTGCTATACCTTTAGTTATCATAGTTTTTCCTCGGAGCCCTGAAAAAAAAGACTGCTGTGACGGACTCGAAATCACAACAGTCGTATAAAAGTGATTAGATGATACAGGGAGGACTTGAACCCCCGACGACGCCATTAAGACAGAGTCTAGAACAGACTTAATGACCGCTCCTTATCTAGTAACAGGTTGGTTAATTACGCCTTCCCCACTAGCTGAGCTACTGTATCTCTAATCACTCTTACTTAAGACTCAACCAAAGTAATAATCATTATGGTTATCACTTTAATTGAATCTATAGTAATATTTTAATCTATTTGTCAACCGATGTCAACATTAATATCTTCTTTTTTTAT